CGAGACCTTTGTGTTTGCCTTATGCTCTGGCCCTGGGTGATTACAGCCAAGCGACCTACATGAACATGAGAGCGGCTTTGATGGAGGTGCACCAGAATTGGTCTGTCCAACAGGATTTTTTAGTGCGACCGCTAGCACGAAGAATTTGGAATTATTACATAGCCAAATGGGTGGCTTCTGGCGATTTGTCAGACAGGACAGACAAGTTTGCTGCTGAGGTAATCGGGAAGAAATGGCCGTACATCGACCCCACCCGGGACGCAGCGGCAGATGACCAAAATCTCAAGCTCGGGGTGACGACCAGAGCAGCTATCTGCGCCAGACAAGGCCACGAATGGAAGGATACTCTTGACCAGCGAAAGAGAGAGGAAGATTACATTAAGGAATTGGGGATTGAACTTGGTCCGCCACAAAAAGGAGTTGTGTAATGTCTGATAATCGTACGAATCGTGAAATGCTGATTCAGTTAGAAACTGAAATTGTAAATTTAAAAGTTGGTTTCGAAAATCACCTGAAACACCATGAGAAGATTTGGTATCTGCTTTGCACAGCAGCTTTATCTGGTGTGGTGAATTTAATCCTTCTTTTAGTGAGGTAATTAAAATGCCATATCCGTCAGAACATTCAGCCCGTCTTCGTAATCCCGACGATTTTGATCCGAAAACTTATCGGCGAACTGCTGGTGGCACAATTTATGGGAAGGTAAAAGTCCCACGTACTATTGGTGTGATTTGGGCGAAGCTGAAAGAACATAATAAACCTAAAGATGCTCCACAACCACAAGCACTTCGATTTCCAATTAAGAATTGGACTGTTGATAATGCCAAGAAATGGTTGAAGGACAACAATGTGAAGTATCTTGATTTTGAACCAGCTAAAGGTGAGGAGAAACATTCTTTGAAAAATAAAACAGAAACACGGGAGGCTCCTGAGAAGGCTTGTGTGTTCAATTTCGATGGTGAGGTATCCTTTGCTGAGCAAGATAAACCTGAATCGAAAGATAGTTTCAAAATGGTTTGCTATGACGGTTCAGTTATGTTGAACCATTTCTTCTGGGGCAATTTAGCTTTAGACCTAGCTGGTTTGAAGTTTTCTAAGGATAAACTGCCCATTTTGGAGGAACATTTTACTGATAAGCGTATCGGTTTCTCTACGAAACAGGAGATTACTGACAAGGTGCTTATTGAGGGTACATTCCTTGACAATCCCAAAGCTAAGGAATTGCAGGCAGATATGGCAAAAGGATTTCCGATGGAGGCCAGCTTGCGAGTTATGCCTACTTCTGTGGAGCTTGTCAAAGATGGTGAATCTGTTGAAGTAAATGGTAACACTCTGGGAGGTCCAGGTGCAGTATTCCGTAAGGCAACAATCAAAGAGGCATCTATCTGCCCGTTGGGGGCATTTGATAATACCTCTACCATTGTTGCGGGTGCAGATAACAAAAATGTCTGTTTTAATATTGTATGTGAGGAGAAAATTATGGACATGACCATTGATATTCTCAGAGAACAGTATCCCGATCTTGTTATGGAAATACAAGCTGGGCAGATGGCTACTGGCGAGAAGAAAGAGAGAGATTTGTTTGCTGAATTGGAGAAGGTTTGTGGTACCGATTATGAACTCCTGATTCAGTGTTACAAGGAAGGTAAGACCACTGTTGAAGCTCAGCAAATGCTTATTGCTAAGTTGCAGAAGCAGAACACGGATTTGCAGACCAAGCTGGCTGAGAAGCCTGTAGTGAAGCCCGAGCCGGTAAAGAAAGTCGATCCGGCTGTGATCGAATTCACGGACGATGCCAGCAAAGTAACTCCTATAGTTGATCCGAACAGCGAAGAGGGAATGAGAGCTACATTTGCTGCTTCACAAGAGCTGAAGAATGAATTCAAGGATGAAAAAATCTATTTGGCTTATCGTAAGGCTGAAAAAGCCGGTCAGGTTAAGATTTGCGGTAATATGAAAAGAAATTAAGAGGTGAAAATATGAGTTTGTCAAAGGATACACAACTTACCTTTGCCGCAGGAGCCAATTCTATACCCGCCGGTGCTGGCGTTGAGGTTTTCAAAGGTAGCATGATTTCCGTGTCGGCAGATTCGAGTATCGGTGTTGGTTATGGTAATCCCTTGGTGGCTGGTGAAGTGTTTGCCGGCCATGCTATGGAAGGGTGCGACAATACCGATGGTGATGCTGGTGATTTAGATATTCAGCTCCGATGTGGTGCTCCGTATCGCCTTGTTGTGGATTTGGCTGCCAGTCAGGAGAGTATTGGTGTTGCGGTTTATGCAAGTGATGACGAAACATACACTTTAACCGCTGGAAGTAACTCCAAGGTGGGCATACTTATAAGAGTTCGTAATGCCACACAGTGTGAGGTTTTATTTCAACCATTCTGTACTTGAGTTTTGGTTTAGTGTGAAAATGGATGTTGAGAAAACATTTCAAGAACATGTGCTGCTGAGAGAAGCAGCATAAATTAAGGAGGTAACAAATGTTAAATAGTAAATATGTTATAGGCAAGTTCTATCAACTTTTAGAAGCCTATAAGGCTGCTGATTGGGTCGAGCAGATTAGTATGTATTTCCCGGATTCCGATCCGGTAGAAAGTTACGAGTGGTTAGGCATGGTTCCGGCTTTGAGAGCTTGGACAACTGGCGCTCGTGATGCAAAAGAATTTATAGACAATTCTTTTGCAATTACAAATGCCAAGTATGAGTCAACAGTTGACCTGCCGGTGCAATGGCTTACAGGTGATAAGAGTGGCCAAGTTGATACCAGGATTAGTGAACTTGTTCAAAGGGTGCAAGCCCACTGGGCAAACTTGATTAGCACATTGATCATCAATGGCCATACGGGAGATTGCTATGATGGTTACAAATTCTTTGCAGCCAATCATAGTGAAGGTGACTCTGGCACCCAGAAAAATCTGGTAACCAAGTCTACAATTCCTGCTTTACAGGTCGTAGCTCCCACGAAGCCAACCGTTACCGAATCAGTTGATGCAATTCTGGCAGTTATTGCTCACATGTTGGGCTACAAGGACGACAGAGGCGAACCGTTGCAAGCTGATGCAAAGCAGTTTGTTGTTCAGGCTGGCCCTGCTCTGTGGACATATCTGGTTCACGGCACGCTTGGTGGAGTTACCGAGGGTGGCAACAATGTAATTCAGGAGCTCAGCAAGAAGGGCTTCTCTGTTAATTGCATTGCTAATCCGCATCTTGTTAGCTGGACAGATACCTTTGTAGTTATGCGGGCTGATGGAGTAGCCAAGCCATTCATCCGTCAGGAGCAAGAGGCAGTTTCAGTTGCTATGAAAGACGAAAATAGCGAATACTGCTTCGACTACGATAGAGTTCAGGCTGGTGTAAAGGTAGTTAGAGCTGCTGGGTATGGTTTGTGGCAGCAAGCTATAAAGGCAGTACTCAGCACGTAAGTCGGCTGAAAGTGATAAAGCGGAGGAGGGTGCTTATAGATTTGCTTCTTAACCCACCCTCCTCCATTCCTTGTTTTTAGAGGAGTCAGTGAGATGACTCTTCAGGAAATCCAGGACAAAGCAAGTTCGATGGGAATTAACCCAGTAGGTAAGAGCAAGGTAGGGCTCATACAGAGTATTCAAACGAAGGAGGGATACATTCCTTGCTTCGGTCGCAAGTTGAATAGTCCTTATTGTCAGAATTGTTGCTGGGCTGTTGATTGCTTTGCTTATTCGAGTGTGCGTATTTTTGATGTAATTTAAGGAGGACAAAACGTGGATTTCAATCTAATTGGTAACATCGTTGTGGCAATACTTACCGTAAAGTTGATTGGTAAGATATACACAGCTATTAAGGATCGGGTATACCAGTAAGGAATGATGAGGGGCTTACCCAAAGGGTGCGTCTCAAGGCGATGCCTCTCAGGAATTATAAGATATGCCAGTGCCTAAAGACCCAGTTAAGTATGCTCAGTTTATTAAGAAGATGAGTGCTGCTAAGACTGGTAAGCACCATTCTCCTGAAACTATTAAGAAGATGAGTGCTGCTGTAAAAGTAGCTATGAATCGTCCCGAAGTTAAGGCTAAGATAAGAGCTGCTCATTTGGGTAAGAAGTATCCTAAGATAAGTGCTGCTCTTTTGGGTAAGAAGTGTCCTAAGATAAGTGCTGCTAAGAGGGGGAAGAAGCAGAATAGGAAGCAGGAATATTATCCGAAGATGAGTGCTGCTAAGACTGGTAAAAATCACCCTATGTTTGGTAAGCATCATTCTCCTGAAGCTATTGAGAAGATGAGTGCTGCTAAGAAGAGGTATTTAAAAGCGCATCCTGATGCTCTTACTGGTGAAAATAATCCTAATTGGCAAGGTGGTATTTCAAACTTTCCGTATGCTTTTGTCTTTAATGAAGCCTTCAAGCAGATGGTTTGCAACCGTGATGGCAACGTATGCCAACTTTGCGGCAAGACCAAAGAACAAGAAGGTAAGAATTTGTGTGTTCATCACATTTATTATGACAAGAATAATGAATGTGAGAATCCTGATGAGTTTGTTGCTTTATGTCGTAGGTGTAATAGTAAGGTCAATGCCAGAAGAGATTTTTGGACAGATTGGTTTACTTTCAAACAGATATATAGTTTTGCCTATTTACAGGCAGCTTAATTTGAGGAAGGTTGCTTAAAGTGGTCCAATCTTTTGACGAAATTTTGGTTTCAGATGCTGATATATTCCTTGATATTTTTTGCGATCCTGTAGAAGCATTGTACCAGAAACTGGGAGAATCAGGAAGTCGTTCGATCCGCATCGTTATAGACCGCCAGGAACCAGAAGGTGCAGAGGACAGAACAAAGGCAAGATTTCCTGTTGTAACTTGTTATGTTAAGAATTCCTCACTGGATGGTATATCTGCTGAGGAAATCGACACAGGAAGTGACAAGATATACCTGGCTCCGAGACAAGGATGTGATGAAAGATATTTCAGGATTGTGCGAATTATAAGTCAGGATAATGGTCTTTTGCAACTTTTGCTAACGTAGGAAAGAAGTCTAACTATTTGGAATTAAAGTAATGCCAGACATTCAAGTAATGCCAGACATTCAAGTAAAGGTCGATGACGCTCAGTTGCAGGATTTGAAAGCCAGGCTCGGGGACTTCGCAAATAGGGCTCCAAATGTGCTAAAAGATACACTAAATCGCACAGCTACAGAAGCCCGAACAGATATCAAGCGTGAGGTTCTTGCTCGACAACCAGCCCTGAAAAGTTCAACAGTACTTCGGCGATTATATATCCAACCAAAAGCATCAGTCTCCAATTTGGCTACAAGAGTTAACGTCTCTGCTGCCAAGATTAATATAGGGGGCACTGGCAAATTTGCCTCTGTAAAAGGTGTTAAAGGCAGGACGAAGAATCACATTAGCTGGGCTGGCCATTCCTATCCGCACGCCTTTGCTGCGACTATGCGTGGCTTCGAGAGTATCTGGCAACGAAGATTTGTTGGTGGGGCAAAACCATTCCTGCGGATTACAAGTGAGTTAGTTGGTGCCGGGGCTTTGGAACCACACAGAGGCAGGTCTGGTGAAGGTGGAGCACCAGTTACGTTGGGTATAAGCCTTGGACATGCTTTTGGTGAAGCCGGAATAGACAAGATTGTAGAGCATAGTGCTTGTTCAAACTTGGAGAAAAACCTACAAAGTCAGGTAAGAAGATATATTGGTAGATATGCAGCATGAGTACCCCCGTAGCCGAAAATATTGGTGCAGCCCTTGAGTCGGCCTTGGACGGTTTGGAAATTCCAGGTTTTGGAAATTTGCAAGCCACAAGAATGAAGCGATTTATTCTTGAGGGTGAACCATTAGATGACCTGGCTTGTTATATCCTGCAAGATAAGTGTGAATTCCAAGGGGATGTAATAGTTGTAGGTGGGACAGAACCAAGATTAGTCACACAGAATTACCTGGTATGGGTTGCTTGCTTGCAAGGGGACAAAGCAACCCAGCCAATTGACCAGAAATTGCATGTTGTTGTTGCGGAGATAGTCGCGAAGCTCTGTGCTGATTACACCCTTGGCGGCACGTGTAAGCAATTAGATATAACAGAGATACAACCCACAGATTCACCCGAAGTGGGCGTACTTATTACTGTACAAATATTGTATTTCGTTCAGTGGAATAATCCCTATAACAGTGCTTAATTTGAGGAGGAATTAAATATGTCGCAACTCGGGTACAAAGCAACGCTAGCGGGTTCAGTTAGCGGTTCTATTACGAAAATCAAAGAGTGTGCTATTGGTGGATTGAAAGCGAACGTAATCAATGTTGTGGCGATTGATGATACTAATCAGATTTCGGAGAACCTAAAAGGAGCTATCACTGAAGCTCCTATCACCGCAACAATTATTTTCAGCAAGAGCGTTTATAATGCTCTCCAAACAGCTATAACAGCAGATGCAGAGACGTGGACGCTCACAGATTCTGGTGGCAATAAATGGTCTGGCAGTGGCTGGCTGTCTGCTCTATCAAATGTTCGTGTGTCTCCATCGGGTGAACAAACCTATGATATCGAAATCACACCCGTGACCCGTTGGGAATACACTGCTGCTGCATAAAACTGTGATTTCATTTTACAATTCTTAGGAGGATACAAAAGTGGCTTTGCTTGGTTATGGTGCAACATTATCAATTACCGGAATTGGAACCATCACTGGGATTCAGGAAATTACAGCCTCGGGGAAGAAGGCCAATGTTATAAACGTGGTCACGCTTGATGATACTGATCAGATTTCGGAGAACCTAAAAGGTGCAATTACAGAAGGTCCTATTACTTGCACTATTGTATTTTCTAAAACCGTTTATGACAGTCTCAGTGGGATTATGGACGATACTACTCCTGTGAACATCACATTAACTGATTCTGAGGGCAATGTTTGGACAGGGGATGCCACGCTGACCGGTTTGTCGAACGTGAGGTTTAGCCCTTCTGGTGTGCAAATTTTTGAGATTGAACTAACTCCCCAGGATTACTTCGCATTTGATCCAACATCGTAATGCACAGTTTCCCTTCTGCTAGTGCTCTTATCAATCGGATGAGATAAGGGCACTAGCTTCTCCTTTTCTGCCCTTGATTGTAGCTGTTCTCGCTACTGCAAACTAGTGCCATTTAGCCTCAGATTAGCGATCTCCAATTCACCCACCCACTTTGTAGGGTTGTAATAATTCAAGTGTGAAACATTCTAAAATTACTACTTAGCAGGAGGAAAAAACATGTCTAAAGAGCTAAAAGAAAAAATCCTCAGTTTGAGGAACAAGGTCCCCACACAAGATTATGAAATCCCTGGTGTGGGTAAAGTTGTAATTTATGGCTTCACCGGACTGGAACGCGCTCAGTGGTTAGAGGCTAGCCAGAACGCAAAAGGTTACATAGATATGAAAAAGTCTGATCCCTTGATGTTCATATCCTGTGTTCGAGATGAGAGTGGGAAGCAGATATTTACGTTAGCAGATGAATTGCTGGTTCGGGACTTACCCTGCCAGATTATAAATCAGGTATGTACTATTTGCATGAAGCTCTCCGGCATGGGACCTTTTGCGGATGCTGAAGTACTAAAAAACCTGCT